AAACAAAAATGAAGCTATTGTTAGAGAATTGGAGAGACTATATCAGAAAACCTGATGAAGATAGGGTATGTCTTACACCGGGTTCGTTTTATGATATGGAAATAAAAAAGAATGTTATTGGTGTAAAAGTTCGTTTACCGATGAATATTGATATATCAGAAGAAGAAGCAATAGAATTAGAAAACGAGATGCACGATGCTATGGAAGCAATTTTAGCAAAATATTTTGAGGTAAAATAAATGGCAAATGAATGGGAAAGACCAGCATCTCCACCACCTCCTTTGTTTTTGGGGAAAAAGGAACGAGATTTAGTAAAACAAGTCAATGACGAACTTATTGAAAAAGTCATTGGACAACAAATTGTTTATTATTCGATTGATTTAGAAACAACTAATTTTCATCCATTGTATGGCGAAGCAATAGAAAAAAATTTTCTTCCGCCTATTCGTGTATATGCTTTGGTTGAATATACATCTTTTGAAACTGCTTACTTGGAAGGAGCAGGAATAGACAAAACATGGGAGATCAATGTTCATTTTCATAAGCGACGTTTAGAAGAAGACCAAAACGTATATGTGAGAGAGGGCGACTTTGTTTTGTATAACGGAAACTATCATGAAATAGTGAAACTCTCAGAACCAAAATTATTATTTGGACAAGATGATAGAGAGTTTGAAATAGTTGCCACATGTAAGAGAGCAAGAAAGGGGATGTTTGATGCTACCTAAAAACTTTGATTTTGCTATGCTGCCACCGGGCAAAAACTATAGACTATCTGAGATAGGTATGTTGTCGTCTACCCTTGAAAGCATTGATTACGCCATCTCTGAGTGGCTTACAGACGATTTAAATTTGTCAGCCACTACCAATGAGGGCTGGAAAAAAGTCCCTGTTTTGTGGCAGTCTCCCGAACGCGCATTTCAAATTAAAAATGACAAAGATATAAGAGATACAGAAGGAGCTTTCAAGCTTCCTTTGATTAGTGTCGAAAGAACCACAGTTACCAAAGATCCAAATAGAAAAGGTTCTTTTCAGGCTCATGTCTACTCACAAGATTTAAATGGAAGAACTGGAAGAATGGTCTTGGCTAAAAGAATAGTTCAGGATAAAACAAGGAATTTTGCTGTTGTAGGTAATACTCGTAGAGCCAACTACACCGGAGAAAGTACGCCTCAAAAGCATTATCCAAGAGTAAATAACAAAATAGTTATTCAAACCTTATCTATTCCAATTCCAGTTTATATAAATGTTGAATATAAAATTTCCATAAAAGCAGAATATCAGCAACAAGTAAATGAGTTAACCACGCCTTTTATAACAAGAACGGGACAAATAAATTCTTTTATTTTAAAGAGAAATGGCCACAAATACGAAGCTTTTATTGATCAAGGTTTCACACAAAATAACAATGCAGCGAACCTTGCAGAAGAAAGTAGATTATACACCACCGATATAACCATCAGAGTTCTTGGATATTTAATTGGTGAAGGCGAGAATGATGATAGACCACTGGTTAGAGTTGATGAGAATTTTGTAGAAGTAACATTTCCAATGGAAAGTATAGTAAAAGAAGATGATGACGGATTTTTTACTATAAGTTCCTGAGCAGAAAGTAAAAATAACTTTTCGTTTCCTGACTTACTATTTAGATATGATTATAACAACAAGTCTATGTTGTAGTTAAGGAGAAATATAATGCCAGTTAGTAGTTTTAAATTTGTATCGCCGGGTGTGTTTATCAACGAAATTGATAACTCTTTCATTCCCCAACAAGCAGATGCTATTGGACCAGTTGTGATTGGTCGAGCCACAAGAGGTTTGGCAATGCAGCCAATCAAAGTTCAGTCTTACTCTGAGTTTGTGGAAATGTTTGGTGACACTGTTCCGGGTAACGCTGGTGGTGATGTTTATCGAGATGGAAACTTTCAATCTCCTATGTACGGCACATATGCTGCTAAGGCTTTTCTAAATGCAAATGTCGCTCCATTAACTTATGTTCGACTTCTTGGACAGCAGACCACAGCAGGCGATACTGCTGGCGATGGTGATGCCGCTGCCGGATGGAAAACTACAAATATTGATTTAACAAATGGTGCTACTGCTGGTGGTGCTTATGGACTTTTTATTGCAAACTCCTCTTCTAATGGAGAATATACTGGCTCCAATCCATTCCAATTGGCTGCTGTTATTTACGTCCAAAGCGGCTCTGTTCAGCTTTCTGGTACACTTGCTGGTCCTTCTCCAGAAATAGTGAAAGCTTCTTCGGCCATTGTTGAAGCGGATCCGGCAAATGAATTTAAGATTGTTATTAATGGCGCTACTAATGGAGAAAAAGTTTTTTCTGTTAGTTTTGTTGATACTGATACAAACTATATTAGAGACGTTTTAAATACAAATCCACAGTTGGCTTCTACCGCTGGAGATTTTTATCCTACAACTTCTTATCAAGATTACTGGCTTGGCGAGACATTTGAGCAGGAAATCTTAGATTTAAATCTTGGCTCTTCTGGTACTCCTGTTGCTGTTGTTGCGGGTCTTGTGTCTGGTTCTTCGAATTACGGTCCAGCAAACATGAAGGGCGTTGCATCGCAAGAAGCAATCGCTGGCTGGTTTATTGGTCAAGACACTGGTGATGCCATAAACTATGATCCTGCTGCTGCTCAAAAATTATTCCGTCTTATTGGTCGCGGACATGGTGAGTGGCTGCACAAGAATTGCAAGGTTTCTATTGCAAATATCAGACCATCCACAACCACAACCAGTCCATACGGAACTTTCTCGGTTCTTATCAGAGATATCAACGATACAGATGCAAATCCAGTTATTTTAGAAAGATTTGACAATTGTAATCTAAATCCTTCGTCTCCAAATTATGTTGCAAAACTTATTGGTGATGTTGAGCATCGCTGGGATAGTTCTACATTATCTTTAAAGAAGTATGGAGATTATCCAAATAATTCTAAGTATGTTAGAATTGAAATGGATGAAACAATTGATTCTGCTGGTGGTGATGCACTTCTGCCATTTGGATATTACGGTCCTCCAAGATTTAAAAATGTTGTTGAATTAGAAGCTTCTGGCTCTGATTCAGAACTTGATGATAGATTTGTTAAGCTTGGTACTGGTCTGCCGGGTTATACCGACACCAGCGGGCTTTCCTTAACCCTATCCTCTTCTTGGGGTATTGCTGCTACAGCATCGTTTAGTTTTCCAGAAGTTCGTTTAAGAACCAATGGCACAGCAAACGGCATCGCTGACCAGACAAAAGCATATTTCGGTATAAGCAACTACAGAAATTCTACCACATCTACAAGCCCAGCAGAAGGTATTTCTGATACACATAGACTGCTTTATTCTGAGCTTGGAACAACTGCTGGTGTCCCGTCTGATACTACGGTATCTGCTGCATCTGCTATTGAAGGTTATTCTTATATCTTTACAATGGACAATATCTCTGGTAGCTCTCCATATACTTATAGCAGCGGCTCCCGTACTGCTGGGACAAGTTATACTGCCGTGAATGGCTACCAGACTCTTCTCAATAACAGAATTGATAAGTTTACTGCTCCTTTCTGGGGCGGGTTTGATGGATTTGATATTCTCAAGCCAGATCCGCTGTATAATGGCGCAATGTCTACCAGTGCTACAGAAGATAATAATTATGTTTATCATACCTATACTCGCGCTATTCAAACTGTTGCAGATCCAGAATATATTAATATGAATCTTCTTGCGGTTCCGGGTCTTACAAATACATCTTTAACTTCGCTAATGATCAGCACATGTGAAGAAAGAGCAGATGCTATGGCTGTTATCGACCTTCCAGATGTTTATGTTCCGCCTCATGAGGACTATCGTAGCAGAATAAATAGAGTTGGAACAACCCCAACTGCTGCTGCAACAGCCTTAAAGAATCGCAGAATTGATTCTTCTTATGGAGCAACTTTCTATCCGTGGGTCCAGACAGTTGATGCAAATACTTCTCAGATACTCTGGATTCCACCTTCTGTAGCTATGATGGGAGTCCTTGCTTCTTCAGAAAGAGCTTCTGAAGTTTGGTTTGCTCCAGCAGGATTTAATCGCGGCGGCTTAAGTGCTGGTGCTGCTGGTATTCCAGTTAGCGGTGTCAGTGAGCGTTTAACTTCGAAAGACAGAGACACACTTTATGATGCTCGCATTAACCCTATTGCTTCTTTCCCAAGTGAAGGTATTGTGGTTTTTGGACAGAAGACTCTTCAAGAACGCCCATCTGCTCTTGACAGAATTAATGTTCGTCGTCTTCTTATCTATCTTAAGAAGCAGATTTCTATTGAATCTACTAAAGTCTTATTTGAACAGAATGTTCAGTCAACTTGGAACAACTTCAAGGCTCTTGTCACTCCTATCTTGAATGGCACAAAATCCAGAAAAGGTATCACCGATTACCGATTGATTTTGGACAGAAGTACAACAACACCAGATCTAATCGATAGAAATATTTTATACGCGAAAATTATGATTAAGCCAGCAAAAGCAATTGAATACATTGCTATCGACTTTGCTATAGCTGGTTCAGGAGCGTCTTTTGACGACTGAAAACTAAACAGTTACTATATATTATTAAATAAGGAGAAAATAAAAAATGAGTTTCTGGACTAGCGACTATAGCGATAGTGGTGTCACAAACCCTAAAAGAAATTTTAGATTTAAAGTGCAGTTTTCTAATAATACAACCTTTGGCACAACCGCTACTGATCTTGGTACTACTGATGCTTATTGGGCAAAGACAGCACAGAAGCCGGGATTCTCGGTTGGCTCTGTTGAACACGCATATTTAAATCACACTTTCAAGTTTCCCGGTCGCGTTACTTGGAACGATGTTCAAATTACTATGGTCGATCCCGGCGGCAAGAAAGGCGTTGGATTTGCATTAGCAAATATGCTGAAGGCTGCTGGGTATGCTATTCCAGCAGACGAGACACAGTTGGCCACAATTTCAAAAACCGCTGCTGTTAGTGGCACCGGAACAGTTATTGTAACACAATTGGATCCAGAGGGAGCAGAACTAGAAACTTGGACTCTTTATAATGCTTTTATTACAGAAGCTTCGTTTGGTCAGCTTGATTATGGTAGTGAAGAGCTTACAGAATATAGTTTAACTTTGAAATATGATTGGGCTGAGATTACAACGGACGGAGCACCAGTCAGATTCTCAACAACATAAGAGGTGAAATTTGAGTAGAAGAAATAGTGAGCGCATGGGTGGTCCTATGCGTTCCAACGCTAAACCTGCAATGGCACAGCCGCCAGAAGGTTTTTCATTTGTAATTCCTACGGAGTTTGTTGAACTTCCGTCAAGAGGTTTATTTTATCCAGCAGGTCATCCATTGCACAATGTCGATGTTTTAGAATTTAAACATATGACAGCCAAAGAAGAAGATATTTTAACTTCCAAAACCCTTCTTAAAAAAGGCATTGCGATTGATAGAGTTATTAGAAATGTTATAATAGACAAGACTATTGATCCTGATAGTCTTTTGGTTGGAGACAGAAACGCACTTATTATTTCTTTAAGAGCGGCAAGTTATGGAAATATTTACGAAACAAATGTAGCTTGTCCTTCTTGTGGAACAAAGTCTGTTTATTCTTTTGACTTAAACAAAGCAAATACATATCACGGCGATGATGCAAATTCTTTTGATGTTTTTGCTTTAGAAGATGGGACATTTGAAGTTGAGCTTCCAGTAACAAAAATAAAGATTGTTTTTAAACTTTTAACCGGATATGAAGAAAAACAATATCTTCAAACAGTCGAAGAAAATACAAAGAAAAAGACAGGCGAAAAGTTAATTTCTCAGCAAATTATGGCTATGGTTGTGTCAGCAAATGGAGATGACAGATTGGAAACAAGAAGATATATATCTCAAAACCTGCCTTCTATGGACTCCAAACACCTTCGTATGGCTTATAAATTTGCTAACCCTAACATAGACCTAACTCAGAATTTTGAGTGCTCTTCATGCGGCTATGAGGCTGATATGGAGGTGCCGCTTTCAGCGGATTTCTTTTGGCCTAACAAATAATTATATAGAAAATGTTTACGAACAGTTTTTCTTTTTACAATATAATGGTGGCTGGTCATTAACAGAAATTTATAATCTTCCTGTTGGGCTTAGAGAATGGTATGTTAAAAGATTAATAAAACAGTTGGAAGAAGAGAAAGAAGCAATGGAAAATGCTTCTAAAAATCAAAGTGGTTATCAAACTTTGACAAAGCAAAACCAACCAAAACGATAACATCTTAAGGCTGTGTATTCGGCCTTTTTTTATTAATAACTATTTAGTTTTTAGAGGGCTTAGATATGGC